ATGGTACGGCTCTGGGATGCCCCGGAAGGCAGGTTCAGAATCAGGCGATTCCCTGCAGCGGCATCCGGTGCACGGTCCAGTGTGATTACCCGGCCATTCACCGCGCTGATTCGCCCGCCGGTGACCTTGCCTGACAGCATTTCATCAGCGACGGCGATGATGTACCCGGGCTGAGGTATGTTTCCATCCAGACCAACGTCAAACGATACGATGCGATCCTTGTTGTTGGTGAGAATGCCCCAGCGGCCTTTACGGTTCGCCTCTGACTGCCGGGTGCAGCCGATGGCCGTCATTTCCAGCTGATTAAATCCGTAGCGCGCCACCAGCGCCTGCTCAAACACAGGTTCCATCGCGTCAGCGTAGGCGTTAGCGGGATCGGACCAGGACACCAGCGCTGTGGTATAGCGCGTTTTCGTGGTGCTGCTGGCGTAGGTAAAGCGGCCTTCAATGACGTTGGCGCGGGTGTAGCTGTAATCCACATCCCGCGGCATATCTGCCAGGGCCACGATCTGATCGCCGCCCCAGTACGTCATGCCCCGGAATATGGCCGCAAAGTCACGAAGAACGGTATAGGCGTCGTTCCGGTCCTGAATGTATACGTTGCAGATGTACCGCGGCTCGGTACCACTACCGCCCTTACCGTCCGGTACCGGCTGATCGCAATACTGGGCCACCTGGTACAGCATCCATTTGTCGATATTCGCCGCCGTGAGCCGGTGGCCCAGGCCGAACCGGTCGGATACAACCAGGTCGTAAAAAATCCACGCCGGATTATCGGTCCACGCCCACTTAAACGCACCAGTCCAGGTGCCGGTGTAGGTGCGGGTTTCCGGGTTGTAGGTATCAGGTACACGGATCACACGCCCGCGCGGCTCACAGGAGATCTGCGGGATAGAGCCGTTAAACTGGCTTGAATCGAATTCGATATACAGCAGGGCTGTGTTCGGGTAGCGCAGTTTGGCGTCGATCACCTCAGTGAAGCTCTGAAGGGTCATCGTGTCGCCGATCTTCGCGCTGTTAGCATCATCTGTCAGCTTGCGCAGGCGAATAGTCCAAGTGCTGCCCGCCTGAGGCAGATCGATACGGTGGCTGCGCTCATAGCCGGATGTGGTTTTACCGGTCACGCTGGTATTCAGCACCGTCTGCCAGGCTCCGCCGTCGGTCTGCAGGTCAATCGCATAGTTAACAGAGTTACCGACCAGATCGCCGTCGTTCTCCTGTTTGAACAGCGAGGGCCATTTCAGGCGAAGACGAACAGCCGAGAGCTGGGCATTGGTAAACGTGCGCGTCCAGGCGGTGGCACTTGATACTTCGGTGCCGACGGTGATTTCGTTTTCTGTACCCGGTATGCCCTGGATATAGCTCTGTGCCTGGTTACCCGGGCGAAATTCCCACACCACCCCACTAAAGTTTTGCGATCCGTCTGCGTTCTCCAGCGCGGTACCATCCAGATAAATATTTTTACCGGTGAGCTGGCCAGAGAACTCTCCCTCTCCCAGAGCTATCAGAATTTTGGCCTTCGCTACAGACTGGAGATCATCGGGTTGTTCGGTGGGTGTGCGTGATTTAGAGCCACCGCCTTTGCGGCCCCTGATAGCGGTTGCGTTTACCATATTGCGCCCATAAAAAAAGCCACCCTGAGGTGGCCTGAATGAAAGGATTATTTTTACTGCTGATCTTCGACGTAAATGCCTGCGGAGATGATCGCGCCGCCGATGCGCCGACGTCCGTAAAGCAGGGGAACCGGATAACCCTGTGCTGCGGTGTTCGTTACGCCGCCGAACGCATAAGAGGCGCGGTTATCGGCATCTTGTTTGCTGGCAAGGCCAGTTGGTTGAGGGGAAAGCATCTGGACTACTCCACCGAGCATCATGGCTGCACCTAATTTTGCGGCACCGTAGCCCACTGCTGAGAGCGTTCCGCCGGAAAGATAACCAACCGCTACGCCAACAACTACGAGCACTGCGCCGAGGATAGTTTGGAGTACACCAGCTTTTTTGCTGCCGATGATTACAGGCACAATTCGAATAACCTCACCGGTCACCGGAAAGCCAAAGTCGTCTTGTCCGATATTTTTCTTATCTTTAAAAACCGCATAAGTAAGACCCCGAGCTTTGCTGGTAATGAAAAACTTTTCGATCCCCTCAATTGTTTTGGTAAGAGAATTTATTGCCTCTGCTGTTGTACGTATTAAGCGATGGTGAACCTTCCCATATGTTTTTCCCAATATTCCGCCGAGTTCAATTCTAGTCATCACCTCAGACATCTTCTTTCTCCATAAAAAAAGCCACCCGAAGGTGGCTTAACTTATTTTCATTTTATTAAAGACATGATCTGGCAGCAGTGGCCCAGTGATCGTTCCATCCTTTTGCGACGGCATATACCTTAACATCGCTCCCGCCAGATTCTGATTTATCAATATTGACCACCGAAAGTGCCCCAAAAATATCGTCTGAGGCTGTTATTTTGTAACCTAACTCAGTTGGAATGCTGGAACTTGATGAACGAAGCTCCACCCACTTCGGAGCTAGGCATCTGTTAACCTGATCGGCGCTCTTCGAAGTATGCTCAGAAAAAATAGGCTTTTGAGATTCAAGCGAATTCACAGAGCAGCCTGCTAAACCCACAACAAGCATCAGGAATAACTTTTTCATTTTCATGCTCCTTTGAAATTTATCAGAGGTTAGCATAGAGACTTGTAGCGTAGAACCTTCATCGTCCTTTCCTGCCAGTAACCGCCATAGGGCACACGCTGGCTCAGGTGGCCGTACAGATGGTGCAACAGCATGTTGCCTTCCAGCAGGACGCCAGCGTGATTCCATTTATTGGCCTGAACCTGCATGATCATCATATCGCCAGGCTGCGGCGCGCCGTCGAACTCACGGAACCCGCATTCATACCAGCATTCCTGATAGAAATTATCCGGGTACTCGTCCTCCCACCAGGGATAATTCACCCTGTAGTCATGCAACTCGATCCCGTGTGTCTGCCGGAAATAGCTCATCACTAGGCCCCAGCAATCGTACACGCCCAGGACGAAAGGTCGCTCAATGAGAGGGATCTCTCCCCGGGGCATGATGGTTCTTAAGTCACCTTCTGGCCAGCTGACGATGTGCCAGGGCAGCCCGTTCAGGTCACACTGGGCTCTATCTGTTTCGCTCGGCTGGGTGGTTGCATCGGGGTGGCTGTGAACGATGGCGGTCACTGATCCCCATTCTTCGGCGGCGGCGTAGTCTTCCGGGCAAAGGACAAAATTGTCCTCAGGAGTCGTGGCCAGATTACGACAGGGAAAATATCGCTCTACCCGGCTCTTCTGCGCCACCACGCCGCAGCACTCGCGCGGATACTCCTGCGCAGCGTGTGCCATGATGGCCGTGACGGTCTTTTTACGCATGTTAACTCCTGATCAATGAGGTGCCCGGGAAACCGCCGAATGAAAGTTCGTTATTTTCACCGAACCGAAGTTTGCAGGCAGACAGAGTGCCGTTACATTCGTCCAGAGAAGGATCACTGACCGGATTGTTATTTTTATCGAAATAGCGCGAACCGGCGTAATCGCAACCATCACCGGTACGGTATTTATTACGAATGCACCAGGTGCAAAGAGAATGGAGCTGGCGCGTCGGTATCATAAGTCCCTGCAGATCCATCGGACTGGAAAGCGTGAACTCTACAACCTCATTCGTTTCACTGCTCTTTGCGTCGATATAAAAAACCTTCAGCTTTTCCTGAGTCGGATCGGCCGTTGGATTGCCGCCGGTGAAGTTTTTTGCATCCAGGTAATGCGCCAGCGTGTCATGAATCGTCACCTTCGCCTGCAACAAATCATCGTATGCCAGGCACAGCGTGGTGACAGAGCTGTCCAGGTTAGCGATCGACAGCTTTGGCTTGGCGTTGCCACCACTGGTGGATGCTTCAATGCCGGAGATCTGGCAGGGCCAGGCTTTATATTCCTGCCCCTGCCACCAGATGGATTTGGCGGTTAGCCTGGTCTCATCCCCACCCGCTGCCTCAATTTCCGCTGGCGTATGGACAATATTGTGAGCGTGAAAACGCATAACATCTGAGACGCCAAACCCGGTACCGTCGACTTCAAAAAGACGGACTTCATTACCGGGTTCCAGCTTCTGATAATCGTTATTAAGACTCATGGTGCAAAGGCCTGTTCAAAAGTGGCTGAGATGTACATTACGGTTTTGCCCTTCACTACTTTTTGCAGGGTGTCAGCTTCAACGCGCCACAGCGCCAGCTCACCGAACGGGGGCTGAAAGGAAAAGGCCTTCGTCTTGTGACGCCTGAGAAAAGCGTAAATCTGCAGCCCTTTATCCGGTCTTCCTGTAAAGGAAAATTCATAGGTCAACGTCTCGTCATTGATTCCCGATCCGCTGACCTGCGCATACCCGTCACCAAACTGGGCTTTCCGGATGGTGTCTTTACTTTTTGTGGTTGGCTGACTGGCCGACTGAATGGGCCAGGGGAATTTCTCGATAGCCATTAGCGTTTCCCATTGTTCAGATTCCAGATGATTCCACCAGGTTCACTTTCCCGGGCGATCCCCTCCCGGATGGAACGGTCAACCACCTGCTGGTAAGCTCTCGCGGCTGCGCCATTATTTGACTGGTTTGCTTCTGAGCCCTGCTGAGGTGGGGTAACTGTCACTGGAGCATAAACACTCACACCCAGAGGCGTAGCAATTCCCTTACCACCTCCCACAAGGCCACCGCTGGCATATCCCCGCATCAGGCTATACAGGTTTCCTACGCCGATCCGGCTGGTAGCTTCTTTGGTGAAGACAAACTCCCCCCGGTGGACAACACCGGCCGGGTCATTTTTGCCGCCATAACCCGTAAATCCGCCAGCAGCAAAACCCAGCGCTGTTGTGGCTGAGTCAACCACCCCGACCATGGCCTGCTTCACGAGGATCTGCGTCATCATCGACAGAATGGATTTTGTGAAATCAGACCATTTGCCTTTCCCGGTCGTCAGCATGTCGGCCATGCTCTGGCCGATGCCATCAAACGTGGCGGCAGCCAGCGATTTAACCTGCCCGTAAGCATCGTCAGCAGAGTCAACATAGTCAGCCCAGGCTGTTTTGGCGCCAGCCTGCCAGTTCTGCCGGAGGGCATCCTGCTCACCATAATAATTCCTGAGCGCATCCAGCTCGTTCTGGTACTGCTGATCGCCCTCATTGCCTCCGGCATTTTTCCAGCCCTGCAGTAGCTGCGCTTCCTCGAGTCGACGCTGGGTTTGACGGCTGCTCATACCGGCACTGTCAGCCAGCGCCCGCGTTTTCTCACCCATCTGAGTGACATATTTCTGGGATGTATCCTGCAGGCGATTGAGACGCTCCTGGATGACGATCTGATCGCCAAGCCTGGCATTAATTTCCGCCTGTGCGAGGACCTTGTCCTTACTGGCGAGGAGGGATTTTTCATCGTCTGTTAAGTTACGGGTTTTGGCGGCCTGCTCAAGAACCGTAAATCTGGCCTGCTCTTTCCATAGCTGCTGGCGCTGCTGGCTGATCCTGTCGTTGATTACAGAGTGCTGGCGTAATACCTCCAGCTGGGTTTGCAACTCGAGGGTCTGAGCGCTGGTATTGTCAGTAAGTTTCGTTCCGCCCGGCGTCCTGATTTTCGTCGGCTTCTTCAGCGAGTCGTCGTATTCCTTTTTCGCCGCGGCCAGGTTGATATTGTAATCAGCCTGGAGGATCCGCCCCTCTTTCAGCGCTTTGTTCAGCTCGCCCTGGCGAGCGGTGTACTTCTCCAGAGCCGTCTGCGTTTTACTGTAATTCGCCTGGGCCTGTTGTGCGTACTTGAGGCGATCGGCTTCGAGTCCTGCCTCACGGGTTGCGTTTTCCTGGGCGAGTTGTGAGTTGCGGGCCTGCTGCTGAGCCATGTCCAGCGCCTGGCGGGCAGTCTCACGGTCATTCCAGTAGCGGGCGCGCGCGTCATCGTTGACATAACGATCACCCTTACGCAAATTCCAGATTTCATCCGCCCGCTTAAAGGCCGCCTCTGCCTTGCTCAGCATTTCCTGAGATGTGTCCGGCCTGCCGATATCCAGTGCCGCATCCCACATGGATTTGAACGCTTTTTTAAGGGAATCTGCGGCGGATTCGATCGTACCCATGTTGTCACGAATACTGGCAGTCTGCTTGTCGAACCCGGCGGTTGCTGCTTCGTTTGCCGCCTGCAGGGCTCCTGCTTCATTTCCTGCGCGCTGCAGAGCAGCAACATATTCAATCTGCTCAGCCGTGACATTGTGAAACTGCTGCGCCATCGCCAGCAGCCCTGACGCCGGATCATTGGCCAGGCGCCCAAATGTTTCAGCCACCTTATCTACCGGCAGACCGGATGCATCCGTGAATTTCGCAACCGAGATCGCAAGCTCTTCGAAGTTAGCACCAGCGCGTACGCCTGCAGTTACAAGCGCGGTCAGCGCCTGGCTGGTCTGGTTAAATGTAAGACCCGCTTTCTCTCCGGCAGCTGCAATGGTCTGCATGCGAACAGCAGTGAGACCTGCTGTATTACCGGTCAGGGTCAGCGTTTTATTAAATTCAGAGAGCGTGCTCGATCCCTGATAATACGAATACATCAGTGCCGCGGTGCCAGCGGCAAGTGCCCCCACCCCGAGCATCGTAGGCGAGATCGTCCCCAGCAAAGCGCTGAACATAGGCCGGAGACCACCAAACTGGTCTTTAATTTGTCCGCCCTGCTGGAGCATGATCAGCCAGGGGCTTTGCCCACCGGCCAGCTGTGTCGCGATGTCAGTAAACTGAGCTGGCAGGGTCCGCATCGCGGCACTGTATTGGCCTACAGAAATTCCGGCTCGCTTTGCGGCCAGTTCCTGCTTCGAAAATGCCTGCTGAACCTGAAGGGCAGCATCATTGGCCGCTTTACCCGTTCCTTTCAGTTGCTTATTTACGTAAGTAACCTGTTCGGTAAATTTGGCCGAATTAACGTCAAGGTTAACGACCAGATCACCCACTGACTGTGCCATAGCGCACTCCTCCCAGGCTTTCCGCCACAGACATCATTACATCGTCATCCATCGGTAAGGTTTCCAGCTCAGGCGGGTTCAGAAGGCTGAAATTAACCGGGGTTTGCTCAGTCTCAGGCCACATCACAGAAACCACCAGATGACTGAGCCGGGAGAAGTGAGCATCCAGCAAATCGTTTTCAAAATACTGCTGCTGATAATATCGCCCCCACTCAGCCAGCTCAGTCGAAGACATGCCGGCAAGCATCGCGCGCCAGTCCGGGCGCCGGAACTCCCGCGCCAGTTTCATTACAAAACTCAGCTCACCGGCTAACGCTTTTCCGCGCTCACTTCCTCTTCCCCGACAGCGTGGTCTGTATTTTCCTCGCCGCTGGCCTGCTCGGGATCCTGAAGCGGGAGCATGTCAGAGAGCTTTTTAACAAACTGTTCCCCGGCACCAATCATCGCTGGCGACCAGCCGGATAAAACCTCATCCTGCAGAGCATCAACATGCTTTGAGGTATCTCCCTGCCACAGTGACATTGCGATCAGACGGGCACCGCGCCGGATATTGCTGGCAACCCGTAACGGAAGATAACCCTCATCTTCTTCATCTTTTGGCAGTGATTTCTCGTCCAGCGCCAGGTACTGCAAATGCTCGATACGTTGCAGCGCAGACAGCTCAAACAATTCGATGGTGTTACCGTTGAAGATAAACGGCTCTGATTTCAGAAAATTCATGGAAGACTCCATTAAAAATGACGGGGCCAGCGCCCCGCCGGTCAGGAAACGGTGACTGTGCAGATAGCGACTTTCAGACCATCGTTCATCATCACGACAATCTGAGCAGTGCCTGCAGCAACACCCGTCACGGTCAGTACATTGCCGCTGGCGCTTACAGTGGCTTTAGCCGGATCAGAGGAGGATGCACGGAAGGTTTTGTCAGTAGCACCGGCAGGCGTAACCGTGACAGTGACTGTGTTTTTGGCACCCACGGCAACCGCCAGGGTCGATTTATCGAGCGTCACCCCGGTGACTGCCACGGCGGGTGTGCGGCTTTCTTCAGCCAGCGATGGCTTACCGTTGTTACTGATCTTCACGCTACGGGTGATGACCTCTTTCGCCGGGATGGTTTTACCGAGGCCGCTGACCCAGCCCTTAAAGACATCGATCGTCCCGTTCGGGTATTTGATTTTGTAGGCGCGAACATCACCGCTGTAGAACCAGTCCACCAGCGTCTGCTGCCCTGACTCACCCGGTTTCCAGGCCAGATTGAAACTGGCCTCACCGGCAGATTTCTCGCCCTGCGCTGTATTGGCCCAGTCTGCATTCGGATCGTCAAGGTAGGTGTCGTCATAGGACTCGGCGGTCAGTTCACCTGGCGTCAAATCTTTGATTTTGGCCGTGCGGATCCAGTCAACGTCGCTGGTCGGATTGGCATAAGGATCGCCTGTACCCGTGTACAACCAGAACGTTGTGCCTGCCCCTTTAACGGGCTCAAGCGGATTTGGTGTTGGCATGATTTCCTCACATTTCGTAGGTAATGGAATATTTCAGATCGGCTGAACTCCAGAGCCCGATATCATCATCGCGCTGGTAGTCATAGCCCTGCTGGGCCATGTTGATGATAAGAGATGCAAGCCCCGGTATCTCCGCCAGAACCGGGTAAACACGCGCCTCCATCCATTCATCCAGTTCCGAATCAGGCACCTGGGCAGGAAGAAAGACTTCAACATGAAGAGTGGCCTGCCAGACATCGGCATCCAGTTCTTCCCCGGTGTACTCCGCGTCGGTGAGATAAACGGCGACGGCCGGGAAATCTCCCTCTTCGAGCACTGCTGGCCTGCCGTCAAAATAAATGGCGTCAGTACCAATCGCGCTTTCCAGCGCGTCAAGAATCAACTGTCGGATATCACTGTGTTTCATTTTGTCAGAATCAACCTGAGTTGGTTTGTAAGGGATGCCCGGAGCTCTTTGGGCATATCCGAGTCCATGAGCTTCGGCAGCTCAACTTTAAATGCCGTGGTTAAAGGGGCTGCCAGAGGAATGCTGACCACTTCGATCGGATAACGGGGCTTTGCTGTTCGCCTCATGACGTGCCAGCGACCATTTTTAAGCTGCTGAATGAATCCGCCCGGGAAACGGAACGGTCCAATGCGCAGCACGCTGTTGGCCCCTTTCTTATCCCGTTTTCTGCGGGAAAGGCGCACGCTGGCGGTACCGAGTTTTATGGCCGGTAAATTGCCACGGTTTACACGGATAAGCGCGCGGGGTTTATTAACCGTCGCACGTCTCAGCCTGGCTCGTTGCTTTACCAATTTTCGCGGTACGCGGGTATCTTTCGACACGACTGCCACGCTGCGGCTGACGGCCCGGTTTGCCACGCGGTTAACGGCCTGTGCCGACGCACGCGGGACAGCCGTTTTGCTGATGCTATTTAGATTCTCTATCGCCTGCTCAAGGCCTTTAATGGACATGCAGCCTCCTTAACGACGGCGGGTACCGGCGGGCGGGCTCCCGTTACCCAGCCAGATATGGCAGGATCCACAATCGTCAGGGCCAATTCGGTCAACCCAGAAAGCCCGCCCGTTAATCATCAGGGTGTCCATGCGTTCCAACTGCTGAACAGTGGCGGTTTCCACAAACAGGGTTGGACTGGTACCTTCAACCCGAATCCCCACACCGGCATAACCAATATTCTCTGGATCATCGAAAACGCCCATCAGGGTGACGCCTGACAAAGCGCCTGACATCACCTTTGCCTCTGCGCCCATCACACTGCGGATAGCGCCATCCGCTCGCGAAATAGCCTCGTCAAAGAGATTATCGAAATCAGCCATGCGGTCCCCTTCAGACTTCTCTGGCCAGCCCCTTTGCGATCAGCTCGTCTGCACCCTGTTCGGATACGCGAATGATCACGCCGGGCTCAACGATGGAGACCGGTTCGTTACGCGTGGCATGCAGCGCGTCAATATGCAGGGTTGCCAGCGTTTCTACTGTTACCCGGTCATCGGTTGTGGTTGCTTTCGTTTTTTCTTTCGCCGCGTCAGCAATGTCACCGTCGGTGCTGCCGGTGCTGCCGGTGCTGCCGGTGCTGCCGTTGCTGCCGTTGCTCACGGTGCCGCCGACGTCGCCGCTCCGAAAAGCGGCGCCGGT